ACACTTTTTATATCTTTTCTAGCTTCTTCTACTTTAGCTCTTACAATGATGTCAATTTCTTCTAATATTTGTTTATTATCCATAGTGAACCTCCTTTCTCTATCTTTCTATTTCATACTTCTTAGAATTCTTATTTGCTCTTCTGGAGTCTGCTGATGATAAGTAGGTTCTAATTCTTCTTTAAATAATTTTTTAAATGTATTTTTTACAAGACTGATACCTTTAGGTCGTTTTCTTCCAATAACATCAATAATTTTGTTACCTAAAGCGTCAAAAAGAACTATATTCTTTTTATAGTCCTCTTCACTTTTTGAATTATTCGCTTTTACAAATACATATAACTCTCTATAAGTACAATCCCAAAACTCATTAGGTTTCATTCCATATTTGTAACATAAAGGCTCTATTTCATAGATTAAATCTATATAATCTTTCTTTTCTTTTAACCTTTGTAACCCTTGAATTCCTCTTGTGCTATTTCGTCCATTGCTTTCTGAGCTGATTCTGAAATTATCTTTTTCATATCTAGTTCGATTGCTGGATTCTCTATTTGTTTTTTCAATTCCTCTTCCGTCATCTTTTTCTTGAAAAAACCCATTTCATTTACAACCTTAGCAACTTCCTTATACATATCTTCACATGTACTATTATTTTTTTCTTTCCAATCATCAATAAAGTCATAAACATTATTAATAGATGTAAATACAGTTTTACCATCCTCATATTCTGCAAATGCTTTAATTATCTCTGCTAATACTTTAGGATCACCATCTGCTAATCCATTAAAGATTAATTCATTTAAGTTTTTAGTTTTTAATCTTTCTGTTAAATCAACTACTTTTCTTGTACGAGGTACAAGTTTAAATTCTTTTTCATTTAATATATACATTTTCTATCCTCCTATAAAAAAAGAACCCTACTAAGCTGTAGGGAATCCTTTTGTTTCATTAACTTTGCTACTTCTATAAATTGTTAAGTTTTCTTTTAGTAAATCATCAATAGCAATAGTATCCATACCAAGATCACATGCACCAGTAAAATTAAATACTAGTGGTTTTCCTGCTTCACTTGCTGTTGAATCAGGTAGTTTGATAAACCAATAATATTCTTCATCACTTTCTGATAATTCTTTTAATTTATCATGCTGACTCTCAGTAAACAATAGTGGAATAGTTAAGACTTCTGCCTTTCTGCTTCCCTTTGCTTGCTGTTCTTCTTCTAAGTCAAGTGCATTATAAGTGATTGCTTCCTTTGCACTTTTTAGTGGTGGTATTTCTTGAACATAAGCTACCTGTGTTCTTTCACCTGTTAATGTGTTCGCATGCCATAATGTACTAAGCGTACTTACTTTTGGAGTTACTCCGTTTTCCATATTATCATTCCTTTCTTCACAAATAAAAAAGACATATTGCTATGTCTAAATAATTCTTTCAAATGAGTTCGTTAATCCATTATAATTAACTTCATATCTTCCACCATATCTATGCTTTTTAGTAATTTCATCATAAATATCAATGGGCGAGCCAATCTGAGCAAAATTGCTCTTTCTTAATAGTTTATTAGTTTCTTGAAACAAACGCATAGACTCATACTTTGAGTTTGTCCAATGTTCTACAGTAATAGAAAGTCTAGTTAGAATTGGAATATTATTCTCTGTTCTTTTTATAGATTGCATAGGATTACTAATAACTGATACTGGAAACTTTTCTTCTGTATCAGGATTAGATAAAGTAACATTACCCAATTCTTCTACTTGTCTTACTGTATATCTTGTAAAATCTTCTATACTTAATTCATATATCATTATTTCAATCCCTTTCTTAATGCTTCTACAAATATTTTTATAGCACTATCTTCTAAGTCAAATGCTGTAGGACGCATAAATGGATAAGGTTTAGTTGCATACATTATATAAAATAATTTTCCATGAATATTAATAAGTCTTTGAGGACTAAATTCAGCTCCTCTACTATCTGCTACTTCTTTTGGTAAAAACCAATAAGTATATCCACTCTTTTTAAACGTCTCAGTATGACCTATATGTGGCATTTCCGCTTCTGTTCCTGTTCCATATTCCAAGAATAAAGCAAAATCAAAATTAGTATAAAGTCTACCTGTAACCTCTTTATCTTTGATTGTTATTTCAAATAATATTAAATTACTATCCTTACTACCTCTTTTATGCTTTAGTGCTAATTTTTGAGCATATTCCATAACTTCTTTCATCGCAACTGGTATAGTACTCTCTATTTGATCTATAATATCTTTTTTTGGCTTTTTTCTTTTAATCTGACAACTTAACATAGTTATTCTCCGTGATATATTTCACATGTATAAGTAGTAGTTTTTCCCACTTTAGGACAAGACACTACTTTATATTGTGGACTTTTCAAAGTATAACCATTTTCATCAAGTTCTAGTTCAAATAAAGATATTCCATCGTTTTTGTTCAAACTAATACTACAATCATTTCTTATTTTTATTTTGTCATAGTCTATTAAGCCAGCCGAATTTCTATCTAGCTCATTAATATCTTGTTGAACATTGAGTCTTTTAAAATCCTTATACTTCCACTTTTTAGATGTTTTACCATCTTTTTTAGTTTCTTCTAACTCATAAATCCAACAATCAATTAAGTTTTTGAGTTTCATTTTTATTTTCCTCTTCTGACCCTAAATTTTTAGAATTATTTTTTTTAATTTCAACATATCTTTTATCTTCTCTATATTTTTCTACTATTGTTGGAGTAGTAATGTTATAAATTATCCCTGTTTTCTTTTCTTTAAATTTTGGCATTTTATCACTCTCCTTATCTTACAATTCTTATTGTCCTTACATCTTTTTTTAGCTTGTCCACTATATCAACATAGGTTGATGAAAGTCCTCCCTCATTAGAAGAAGAACTCCCCTCATCACCTCTTCTGTGATATGCTTCTTTAACAGCCTCATACACATAAGGAAATAATTTAGTATCATTTTTTCTACGATTAGAATTGTCGGAGGCAATAGAAATATAATCATCTATGAATCCTGATAATACACTATCATCTCCAACTTTGAAATTGACACTAATATCACTTTTTAATCTTTCAAGCATATTAGCCTTATCTTTTTCATTCATTCTATTACCCTCCAATTCTATTTTTTATTCTTGTGGAATCAATGCTAATAAATCATCTTTTTTCATATCTTCGTTAGCGTCAATATCCAAGTTTTTTAAATAAGCTACTAATTCTTTTTTATTCATATCCTTAATAGCCTTTTTATTATCAGTAGTTTTAGTAGAAGCTTTAGCACCTACTACTTCGTACTCTTTATTAGCTTCTAATTGTTCCTCTACCCACTTATTTTTCGGAGTTAAGATAACTCCTGTTTTTTTATTTTTAAACGATTTCATTTTTATTCCTCCATTCTTTTTTATCGTTTTATAAACTAAGCATTAGCTGTTTTTTTACATAAAATTAAGTCAGGTGTAACAGCTGTAGTACCCATATCTACGAATAAACCAAATCCAATAGCCTTAGATAAACCTATTTGAGCTGGATTATAGATTACTGGATGTTTAGGTTGAGCCACAGCACCATCAATAAATACCATAAAATCATATCCATCAGGAATATTAACAGTACTAAATACATCAACTCCATGGAATCTTCCAACTTCACCAATAGAAGTATCTATATTAGACTTAGCAGTTTCATCTAACCAATCTCTAATATCTCCATAAGCGTCCTCACTAAATGCAACTTTAATTAGTTGTAATGGTACACCATTTACAAAATCATTCTTAGTTTTTCTCATTGTAGTAATAGCTTTACTTACTACTTTATTGATTGTTGTTTCAGCACAACTAAATTCAGTTCCCTCATCAGCCATAGCTTGGAAAAATTTAACATCATTATCAATTCCAGCTACCATTCCGTGATTAGCTGTTCTTCTTTCAATTAAACCTCCAACACCATACATTTTTAAGTCTTTTTCTTCAACTTCTTCAATGTATTCAACTTCATCATCAATAGGCACAACTACATTTTGAGCTTTTACTTTTTGCCCAGCTCCACCTTTTCTAGCTGTTCCATATTTTTGACCTTTAACATTAGCAAATCTCTTAGCTTCAACGCTACCACTTGTTGGGTCACCGC